AGATTTTTTAGTTACTGGAAACATATCTGGTGCAACAAATAGAATTCAATGGTCTGGAATAAATGACATTACAACTTGGACTGAAGGTTCTAAACAAGCAGATTATCAAGATTTACCAGGTTCAGGCGGTAGAGTTGTAGCAATTACATCAGGCGAAGTTGGTTATGTATTTAGACAAAACCAAATTATTCGTATGGACTATGTAGGCGGTGCAACTGTATTTAGATTATCAGTTATATCTCCAAACAGAGGTGCAGTTTATGGTCATACTGTTTGTCAAGATAATAGAAGAGTTTTCTTTTATGCTGATGACGGATTTTTTCAAATAGATGGTGATAACGTAATTGCAATTGGTGCTGAAAAAGTTAATAGATTTTTTGAAAATAATTTAAACAAAGCATTTTCTGATAGAATAGTTGCAGCGGTTGACCCATTTAATCAACTTGCTTTATGGTTATATCCTTCAGCAAATAATACAAATAATACAACTGGTATTTGTGATAGAATTTTAATTTATAATTATGCAACGCAAAAGTGGTCATTAGCAGAAGCAAACGCTAGTGTTATATTTTCACAATTCGTTGGTGCTTATACAGTTGAATTAATGGATATTATATCTCAAAACTTAGATGATATTAATATTGCATTAGATACAGATTTCTGGTCTGGCGGACAATTATATTTAGGTGCAATTGATAGTGATTATAAAGCTGCAATCTTTTCTGGTAATCAATTAGAAGCTGAAATAGAAACATCAGAATTAGAAATATTTCCAGGTAATAGAGCAAACATTACAGGCATTAGACCAATCGTTGATGCCACAGCAACAGTTACTGTTAAGACAAGAGAAAGACTTGCAGATAATATTGGAGAATCTTCCACTTCTACAATGACTAATAATGGATTAAATCCAGTAAGAAAATCAGGAAGATATGTTAGAGCTAATGTTAAAATAGCTTCTGGTACTGACTGGCATCATGCACAAGGTGTAGATTTTGTTGCAAGTAGAGCAGGATATAGATAATGACTATAGATGTTATTGAAAAAGATATAGATAATGTTAGATATTCTTTTGAGACACAAGAATATTTTCAAAGACAGGTTGAAGAAGCTGTGAATGTTTATATAAACAAATTTAATACAGAAAACGATAAAGTTTTCTCATGGTTCATAGGAGATTAATATGGCAGGAATAAAAGATTATAGCTCAACAGCAGGCGGAAATACATCAGTAGGCGGTATTAGTATTGCTGAAGGAATGTTACCTTCAAATATTAATAATGCTTTCAGAGCAATGACTGCTGACATTAGAGAATGGTACAATGATTCTCAATGGGTTATTTACGGAGATGGCGATAGTGCATTTACAATTTCTTATGCTTCATCAACTTCATTCACAGTAGCAAGTGCAGACGTTACAAGTTTCTATCATGTTGGTCGTAGAATTAAAGCTGTAGGTTCTTCTACTGGAACTATCTATGGATCAATTAGTGCTTCAACATTTTCAACAAATACAACTGTAACAGTAACTTGGGATAGTGGTTCATTATCAAATGAGACATTAACAATTTATGTTGGTGCTTTATCTAAAACAAATTCATCAATTCCAGATTCGGCTATTGGTACAACTAATATTGCAGACGGTAGTGTTACCGCTGCTAAACTTGCTTCTAATGCAGTTACTACTGCAAAGATAACTGACTTAAATGTAACAACTGCAAAACTTGCAGATGACGCTGTAACATCAGCTAAGATTGCTGATGGTACTATTGTTAATGCTGACATTAATGCAAGCGCTGCAATTAACGCTACTAAAATACATGACGGTTCAGTTTCAAATACAGAGTTTGGATATTTAGATGGAGTAACATCTGCAATACAAACTCAAATAGATTCTAAACAAGCAACAATCACAGGTGGTGCAACTTCAATTATATCATCTGATTTAACAGCTAGCAGAGCTTTAACTTCTAATGCTTCTGGTAAAGTCGCTGTATCTACAGTTACATCTACAGAACTTGGTTATGTATCTGGAGTAACAAGCGCTATTCAAACGCAATTAGATTCAAAACAACCAACAATAACTGGATCTGCAACTACAATTGATACAGAATCTTTAACTGCATCAAGAGCAGTTATATCTAACTCATCACAAAAAATTGCAGTATCAGCAACTACTGATACAGAACTAGGATATTTAAGTGGAGTAACTTCTGCTGTTCAAACTCAATTAGATGCTAAACTTGTTAAAGCAAGTAACTTATCTGATTTAACTTCAGCATCTACTGCTAGAACTAATTTAGGATTAGGAACTATTGCAACTCAAAATGCTAATAACGTTTCTATTTCAGGTGGTACTGTAACAGGATTAGGTGATCCTTCATCTTCTTCTGAAGCTGCTACTAAAAACTATGTTGATAATTTAGTTGCTGGTCTTAGAACAAGAGCTGTTGCTAGAGTTGCTTCAACTACAAACGTTAACATTTCTACAGGATTAGAAAACGGTGATACATTAGATGGCATTACATTAGTAACAGGAAATAGAGTTTTATTAAAAGATCAATCTACTGCATCTCAAAATGGTTTATATATTGTTGTAGCATCAGGAGCTGCTTCAAGAGATCCAGAGTTTGATACAATAACAGAATTAGCTGGACAATTAATTTTAGTATCAGAAGGTTCTACTCATGCTGATGATTTATTTTTATGTACTACAGATACAAGCGCTACACTTGGTTCTAGTTCTATTTCATACACACAAGTATTTCCAAGTTCTGGCGGAACAGTAACTTCTGTAGGTTTAGCTGATGCTGGATCGTCAGAATTTACAATAACTAATTCTCCAGTAACAAGTTCTGGTACAATTAATATTGCAGTTAATTCAATATCTAATACTAAGATTAGTGGATTAGGTACTGCTGCTACATTAAATGTTGGAACTTCAGCAAATAATATAGTACAATTAAATGGATCAGCACAATTACCTGCTGTTAATGGTAGTTTATTAACTAACTTATCACCTACACAATTAAATGCTAATGTTAGTTCAACAGAATTTGGTTATTTAGATGGAGTAACTTCATCTATTCAAACTCAAATAGACAACAAAGCAGGAGCTGGTTTTGCTATTGCTATGGCAATTGCTTTATAATAACAAATAATATAGGAAATAAAATATGGCACAAAATTTCAGAAGATATATAGAAAGAAACATTGGAACATCAGCAGTTGATATTCCAGATGGTTCAGATTTTAATAGTTACGATACAATCATAGGAATTAATTTAGCAAATGTTACAGCATCAGCAATTACTGCTTCTGTATATATTGCTAATGGTGGAAGCAATTATTATATTATTAAAGACGCACCAATACCAAGTGGATCTTCATTACAAGTTTTAGATGGTGGTGCAAAATTTGTAGTTCAGTCTGGAGATAGATTATATATTGTATCAAGTGCAGCATCTTCTATTGATGCAATAGTATCTGCAGTTGACGACATCAGCTCATAGGAGATAACTAATGGCATTTATTGGAAGAAAACCTACCAATGCACCTTTAACATCAGATGATATACCTAATGGTATAATTGGTGCTTCAGATCTAGCTACAGGTTTAGCTAAACTTACTTGGGACACAACTGCTAAGACTTCTGGTTTTACAGCAAGTGCCAACACAGGATATTTTTGCAATACAACTTCTGCTGCATTTACAGTAACATTACCTGCTTCTCCTACTGCTGGAGATACAATTCAATTAGTAGATTATGCAGGAACTTTTGATACAAATGCACTTACAATTTCTCCTAATGGAAATAAAATAGAAGGTGGAACAAGTAACTTACAATTAACTGGAGATAGAGAAGGAGTAAGTTTAGTTTATATAGATTCAACACAAGGTTGGTTAGCAACATCAGGAATTAATGAAGGAACAGATGCTTTATCACCAATAAGTTATTCAGTAGATTTTTTAGTAGTAGCTGGTGGAGGTGGAGGAGGTTCTGGTCAAAATGTAACAAGCAATAGATCTGGGGGTGGTGGGGGTGCTGGAGGATATAGAAATTCATATTTAACAGAAACTTCAGGTGGTAATGGAACTTCAGAATCAAGTTTAACATTTACACAAGGAATAGTTTATACAATTACAGTTGGTGCAGGAGGTGCTGGAACAGCTGGTGATGGTCTAAATGGTACTGTTGGTGTAAACTCTTCAATTTCAGGAACTGGAATTTCAACAATAACCTCTAGTGGTGGAGGGTTTGGTGGTGCAAATAGCAGTAATGGAGGTACTGGAGGTTCAGGTGGTGGTGCTGGAGCAAACAGTGGTAGTGGTGGTTCAGGAACTGCTAACCAAGGTTTCGCTGGTGCAAATTCAGGTGGTTCAAATACTTCTGGTGGAGGTGGAGGTGCTAGTGCTGTTGGTACTTCTGGAAGTGGTGGAAATGCAGGAGCAGGTGGAAATGGTTTAGCTTCTTCAATAACAGGATCTTCTGTAACAAGAGCAGGTGGAGGAGGAGGTGGAGGTAATGTTGGAGGTGCTGGTGGAACAGGTGGAGGAGGCACAGGTGGAAATCTAGAACAAAATGGAACAGCAGGAACAGCTAACACAGGTGGTGGAGGTGGTGGTGGAGGAAATAATGATAGTGGAACAACAAGAAATGGTGCATCAGGTGGTAAAGGAGTTGTAATACTTCGTATTCCTACTGCTAATTATTCAGGAACTACAACAGGATCACCAACAGTTACAACAGATGGTTCTGATAAGGTAATTGTATTTAACGATTCAGGAAGTATAACAGGATAATATATGGCTTATTTTGCAAAATTAGGAGTAGGAAATATAGTTGAACAAGTAATATCAATTAACAATTCTGTAATAACAGATGTTAATGGAGTTGAACAAGAAAAACTTGGAGTAGATTTTATTAATAAACTTTACAACACAAGAGATGTTTGGAAACAAACTTCATACAATAACAATTTTAGAAAAAATTATGCAGGTATTGGTTATCATTACGATCAAACAAGAGATGCTTTTATTCCACCTAAACCTTTTAACTCTTGGATATTAAATGAAGATACTTGCCAATGGCAATCTCCAATACCTTATCCAATAACAAACACCCAAAATAAAGTTAATGAATTTGGTAATTCACAAAATGATTTATACAAATGGAACGAAACAAATTTAACTTGGGATTTAGTAGAATAATATGCCATACATTGGAAAAGATCCCCAGTTTATTTATACCTACACTTCAGGTACTGCCACAGGAAATGGTTCAACAACAGCTTTTACAATATCATCTGGTAGAACAGTTGAAGATGTATTGGTATTTGTAAATGGATTTCAATTAACACCAACTACTGACTACACAATATCAGGAACTACATTAACTTTTACAACAGCTCCAGCTTCATCTGCTGAGATTACTTATAGATATTTACCATTAGGTGGTGCTTATTCTTCAGCTAACTTTACTGGTAATGGTTCAGCTACTACAATTACAATAGATGCTGGTAGAGCTGTCGCAGACATTTTAGTTGTGGTTAATGGATTAACTTTAGTTCCAACTGATGACTATACAATATCAGGTACAACTTTAACATTTGCTACTGCACCAGCAAATCTAGCAGAAATTACAGTAAGATATTTGAGGTTATCATAATGGCTTTACATTTACTTCGTTCATATAAAGAAATCAAAAACCCAAGAGGTTTTTAATGGGAGCAATAGCAAGAAACGCAGCTAACAAAATAACTACTGGTGGAGTATTTACATCAGGTGCTATTACTAATGATTCAGTTACAGGAATAACTGTACTTGCAAATGCTACTGATGGTATTACTTTAATATCTTCTCAAACTGCTTCTGATTCAGCTTCAATTAGTTTTACTTCAGGATTAACTTCAACTTACAAAGCATATAAATTTGTGTTTGTTAATATAAATCCAGCTACTGATGAAGCAGCTTTTTCATTTAACATGAGTACAGATGGTGGAAGTAACTACAACGTTACTAAAACAACTACTGTTTTTGAAACATACCATGATGAAGCTGATACTAATACAAGTTTAAGTTATAAAACTAATTTTGACTTAGCACAAAGTACAGACTTTCAAAGAATCGCTATGGAAATAGGAAATGGTGCTGATGAGTCTGCAAGTGGAAGTCTTATAATTTTTAATCCAAGTTCAACTGTGTATGTAAAACATTTTATTGCCAGTTCAAATATTTATCAAGTTAATAATTATTCTTTTAATTATTATACAGCAGGTTATGGAAATACAACAAGTGCAGTTAATGCTGTTAGATTCCAAATGTCTACTGGAAACTTTGATGGTGTAATATATTTATATGGTATTAAATAAAATGGAGATTGCTCATGGGTAGCATAACTAGAAGTTTATCAAACAACATTACAACTGGTGGAGTTATACTTCCTGCTGGAATTACAAATGATTCAGTAAGTGCTGTAACTTCCTTTGCTAATGCTAGTGGTGGAACATTAATACTATTATCTACACAGACAGCTAGTTCATCTGCAAATATATCATTTACTACTGGTTTAGATAACACTTATGATGAATATATATTTAAGTTTATAAATGTTAGATCAGCAACAAGTAATATAATATTTCAATTTAACTTTAGTACAGATGGTGGTTCTAATTACAATGTAACAAAGACTACTACTTTTTTTAGAGCAAGACATAGAGAAGATGATAGTGCTACTGCACTTGCTTACAATACATCAGAAGATTTAGCACAAAGCACAGGATTTCAAACAATTCTTTTTGATTCTGGTAATGATTCTGATGATAATAATTCAGGAGAAATGTCTTTATTTAATCCATCTTCAACTACCTATGTTAAACATTTTATAGGTAGAATAAGTAATACTAATATAACTGCACAAGCTGGAGATAATTATTTTGCAGGGTACGCAAACACAACAAGTGCTATTAATGCCATTCAGTTTAAATTTAGTAGTGGTAATATAGATGATGGTGTTATTAAGCTGTATGGGGTAAAGAAGTCATGATGTCGCTTAATAAACAAATTCGCTATGCTCATGGTATAATTAAACTATATGGAGTTAAATAATGGGGAGTATTACAAGAAGTTTTGCAAACAACATAACTACAAGCGGTGTTCTATTACCAGCTTCATTGAATAACAATTCCATTTCAAATGTAACTGCTTACAATGCTGCAGTATCAACTGGTAATATGGTATTAATAAGTTCACAGACTGCTAGTAGTTCTGCATCAATTAGCTTTACAACAGGAATAGACAGCACCTATAAGGAATATCAATTTTATTTTATTAATATTCACCCAGCTACTGATGGTGCTGAATTTACATTTAATATGAGTACAGATGGTGGAAGTAATTACAATGTAACCAAAACAACAACTGCTTTTTCTGCAACACATAACGAAGCTGGTACTGATAGTAGCTTAGGTTATAATGCAAGTTTTGATTTAGCACAAGGAACAGGATTTCAATATTTAGCATATAAAGTTGGAAATTTAGCTGATAATAATGCTAGTGGTGATTTAACTATTTTTAATCCAGCTTCTACAACATACGTTAAACATTTTATTGCAAAAGTATCTAGTACAGATAGTGATTCCAATTATATTTGGAATTCATATTTTGCAGGTTATGGAAACACAACATCTGCTGTAAACGCAATACAGTTTAAATTTGATACTGGTAACATAGATGATGGTACAATACTTATGTATGGCATTAAGTAAAATGGTAGGTATTTTCCTTAATGAAGCTAAAGCAGAATTAAATAATTGACTAAAACAAACAATAAACTATAAGGAGTAAATATGGTAGATCATAAACTAGTAGATGGTGTTAAGATAGTTCTTACTGATGCTGAGATAGCTCAACGTCAAGCAGAAGAACAAGCATGGTTAGCTGGAGCATTTGATAGAGCTATGGTTGCTTTAAGAAGCAAACGAAATGCACTATTAAAAGAAAGCGACTATACAGTATTAGCTGACAGCGTTTTAACAGCAGCTAAAAAATCTGAATGGATGAACTACAGAACTGCACTAAGAAATTTAACACAGGGTTTAACAACAGTTGAACAAGTTAATTCTGTTGCGTTTCCAGTAAAACCAAAAAATTAAAATGATTATTTTTATCATTGGATTAGCAATTGGAATATTTCTAGGATGGAAATATGAATCAGTTGTTAACGATATTATTGAATCTATAAAATTAAAATTAAAATAGTATTGTAATTTGTTGCGTTGCAACATACATACATTCTCTAACTAACTAAGGAGAATACTATGTTCAACTTTAATCCATTCAAAGTTCCATCTTATTCTGAATATAAAGAGTCTGTAGAAAAGTTCTACAATGATTACTTTAAATTCATTAAAGATTGGTATAAAGATGTTGAAGAAACTTTTAACAAAAAATAAATATGAAAAAGAAACAAGGTTTATACGCTAATATAAATAGACGTAAAAGACTTGGCATATCAAGACCAAAATCTAAATCTACTATAACACCAAAAGCATATAGATTTATGAAAATGGGATTTAAAAAAAAATAAATAATTTAAACCATGAGCTGTTGTTCTAATGTAAATGTTACACCTATCACTATTGGGGGTGGAAGTGGTTCAACAGCTTATGATGCTTTTGGAAGATTAAGAGTATCAAATCCTTTAACAATATTTGACAGCAAAAACGTTCTTTCTAAAAATAGTTTATTTGATGAGTCCACAGCAAATGGTGGCACAGTTACTTACACACAAAACAAATCTACAGTTAATCTAAATGTAACTGAAGCATCAGGTTCTAAAACCATAAGACAATCTAAAAGAGTAATGTCTTATCAACCTGGTAAATCATTACTTATATTAAATACATTTGTAATGAATACTGCAACTGCTAACCTTAAACAAAAGGTTGGTGCATTTGATGCTAATAACGGAATATTTTTTACAGCAGATGGAACAACATTAAAGATAGTAAGAAGAACTTACACATCTGGAACTTCTACTGATAATGAAGTTTCTCAATCATCTTGGAACGGTGATAAATTAGATGGTACTGGCGCAAGCGGATATACATTAGATGTTGCTAAATCCAATATCTTATTTATGGATTTTGAATGGCTAGGTGTTGGATCTGTAAGAGTAGGTTTTGTTATTGATGGTAAATTTATAACAGCTCATACTTTTAATAATGCTAACAGTTTAACAACTGTTTATATGCAAACTGCTAATCTTCCTATTCGTTATGAAATAGAAAGAAGTGGAACATTATCAGCAGGCACTTATACATTACAACAAATTTGTTCAACTTGTATGTCTGAAGGTGGTTATGCACCAGAAGGTATTCAGAAAATGATTGGCACAGGGAATGTAAATGCTGGTGTTAATCTTACAACTGCTAATACTTATTACAATATTGCAACCGTTAGAATTAAAACATCAAGACCATACGCAGTAATTATTCCAGCAGGTGCAGATATATTAAACGTATCTAATGGAGATTTTGAATGGGGTTTATTTGTTAATGCAACACCATCAAGTGCTTTTAGTTATACAAGTTTTGATGATAATACAGAATACGATTTAACAACTGTTGATTTAACTTCAACAGGAACTAGAATTTCTGGTGGATATTTAGGTGGTAAGACTGCACCGTTTAGTATTGGTGGAGATGCTTTTGCATTTTCATATCAATTGGGTCAAACAATTTCTGGAACATCAGATACATTAACTTTAGCTGTAAGACCAGGCGCTGCTAATGGAGATGTTTCTGGTTTAATTAAGTGGTACGATTTAACATAATATTAAAATGGCTAATCTTTATAAAAACGCTTTTTATGATCCAACGGTTACAACACCTGTAACTGTTTATACGACACCAGTTGAGAAAACAGCTTTAATAAAAAATATTCAATTAACAAATGAGTCTGGCAGTAAAGTAGTAAAAGTATATGTAAGAGATAATTCAGCTTCTACTGATTATCAAATTGCTTATGCTAGTTTCTCCGGAACTTCTATTTGTAATTTAATACAAGCGCCAATTGTTTTAGAACAAGGTGATTTATTAAAGATTGAAACATCTTCTACAACAGGTATAAGCGGAATAATTAGTTTGTTAGAAGTTTATTACTAATGGATGTTGTTAGAATACCTACAGAAAAAATAGACGAAGTTTGGATTTTAGTAAGAGAATATATTAGAAATGCTTTAATATATTCTGGCAGTCATCATCATGCTGACCATTACAAAGATTTACTAAAACAAGGTAAATTACAACTTTGGATTATTTGGGATCAAGAAAAAGATACTATAGATGAACAGTTTAATGGTGTTGTCTTATCTCAAATCATACAAAGAAGCATAAAAAAAGTCTTACATTTACCTATGGTAACAGGTAAGAATAGACAGCAATGGCAAAATTTAATTGTAAAGATAGAGAATTTTGCTATAGATCAAGGATGCGATTGCATGGAATTAATTGCAAGACCAGGTTGGCAAAAGATTCTTGATAAACATAATTACTACAGAACCCATGTAGTGTTAGAAAAAAACTTAAAAAAAGAGGAAAAATAATATGTCATTTTTAAGCGGTGGTGGCGGATCAGGAACAACAGTACAATCTGTAACTCCTTATGCTCCAGCTCAACCAGCATTAAATCAAATTTTAGCAAACGCAGGATATTTATATCAACAAGGTGTATCTCCTTATGTTGCTCCAAGTGAACAAACATTAACAGGTTTAGGAATTCAAGAATCATTAGGAACAGCAGCTGCACAACAATTAGCAGGAACATTAGCTGGTCAATATACTAATCCATTTTTATCTCCACTCATTCAAAGAGCTGGACAAGAAGCATATAGTACAGTTGCTCAACAATTTAGTGGAGCTGGAAGAACTCCAACTTCTCCATTAGCTCAACAACAAGTTGCAGACATTGTAGCGCAAAGAGCTTTACCTTATGCTTTCCAAGAATATGGACAAGAAAGAGCAAGACAATTAGATATTGCTCAAAGAACTCCAAGTTTATTTACAACTGGTCAGCAATTAGAACAATTACAAAGAGAGTATCAACAAGCACCATTTAACGCATTACAACAATATGCAAGTCTTGTTACGCCGATTGCTTCAGGATTGCCTACTAGAATAACAGATACACAAACTCAATCTAACCCATTAACTTTAGGATTAGGTGGAGCATTAGTAGGTTCACAAGTTTTACCAAGTATATTTAGTGGAATGTCAGCAGGATCTGG